GCCCTCGGGGGCTTGGTTGTCTCGGTACCTGCGGGGCGCAGCCCTCGCGACCACACAAGCCAACTGTAGAGCAGACACCTTGTCCCAGTGATGTCGGTCACGCCGTTTGCCCTTGGTGGCAGAGCCGAGGAGCTCGGACGATGCCGACCGCTCGGTCGACTTGTCCTCACGGTACGAGCCGAGCTGGCCGACCGTGTCCTCGTCGTTGAGCACCATGTAGTCCATCAGCGCGTCCTGTAGGTAGGACAGCATCTGGGGGACCGACTTCACCGTCGAAGCGATGCCCGGCTTGTACGCCTTCTCGTAGTACAAGTTCGGGTAGTTCATCTCCTCGAGCAGAGCGAGCGTGGCGACACCGACGCCGTTCGACTCGACGCCCACGAGGGCGTTGTTGTACTTGCGGCCGACTGCGTTCAGGCGCTTGGCGAAGTCGACCGGGTCGGTCGTGTCGCCGAAGCAGGCCACCTGCGTCCACTGGTCAGCGTAGACCTTGAAGACGTGGAACGCGGCGTGGTCCCGAGCTGCGTAGCCCGCAGGGTCGGCGCCGATTACGTAGACCGCTCCCGCCTGGGGCTGCTCGTACTCCATGTACGGCGCCTTCCACGAGACGAGTTGAGCCTCCTGGTGCTTCTTCAGCACGTCTGACCGGAAGACGGTGCCCTCGGTGGCAATCCAGCACGACACGTCGTCGAACGGGTAGTACACCTTGAACAAGTCGGGGTGCCGGCGAATCTCGGCATCCGTCTCAATCATCAGGCGACGGAACGCTAGGTTCTCTTTCCGAAGCCCGAGGTGCTTGTAGCGGTTGAGGAGGCCAATCTCCTCGTCGGTCAGCTTGCTGTTCTTCGGCCAGGGACGCGCGTTGAGCTTGCCGTCCCAGAACGGAAAGAACGCGTAGACCCAGCGCCCCAGCCCGAGCTTGGAGTCTCGGCACTGGTCGCGCCACCACTCCGTCGAAGGCATCGACATCGGAGCGGGGGTCGCCTCAAGAAGCACCTGGGCGTGGTCTCGGTTGATCATGGACGGGTAGATCATCGAGAACTGGCTGCCGGCCGCGCGCCACCAGGGCAGCTCGGAGCCGTGGAAGCTGTCCGGCGACTGCCCGATGCCGACGGCTCCAGACTCACCGGACAAGATGCGCATCTTGCCCCCGTGCTGGAACGAGAGCTGGCGGACCTCTCGGTTCGGGACCGTGTCAGCCCGCACGACATCGGGCCAGTTCTGATGAATGAGGTGGACGCGACGGTGCAGGTACTCGGCGCGGTCCTTCGTGTCAGCGATGCAGACGTGGTCACAGCCCGGCGTGTAGGCTGCCTTGACGTAGCCGCACGCCTCGGCCGTCAGGGACTTGCCGCCCTGCCGGTAGCCCAGCAGGTTGAGCCACTTGACCTGCCCCATGTCGGTGACCGGCGGGTTCGAGTAGTAGCCGACCACCGTAGCCTGGAGCTTGTCGGTGATGGCGTACGGGTCGTACCGGATCTCGCGACCGGTCTTCTGGTCGATGATCTTGGCGTACGCGGGCAGACTGATGGTCGGGTCGCGCAGGGCCTCTAGGGCTTCGGCAGGGAGAGCTTTCACCGCGGAGGCTTCCCGAAGATCGCAGACATAAACTTCTCGTACTCTTCGTCATCGATAGCGGGGACTTCTTCTGCGAGGTCTTCGCTCACGCTTTCAACTGGAGTGGGCTCAAGCTGCATGTCTGCGGCGGGACCACGAGACCTAATGGGGGGAACGTCTGAGCCGCTTGCGTCGGCACGGTACATGTCCAAGGGCTGCCCTCGCTGCGGGCCTTCTCGATGGAACGGGAACGGAATGCGACTCACACCGTCTTCGCCGACCATCTCTTCCGGCAGATTTTCTATGTAGTCGTAGAGCTCTGAACGTGTCTGAGGGTTGGGCGATTGGCGATTCCAGACGATATCGTCAGATTTAATCTTCACTGGTACGCGCTGGACGCCTCGCTCCATCAACGCCATTGCGCGATGCCTCCCGTCATGCCCTTTCACTCGACCTCCTTCGCCGAGGCGAAGGTATAGGACATCTGTGAGCTTAGAGCCTTCGTCGAGAGCCTTTGCGACACCTTCTGCCTTATGAGTCGATGAATTAGGAGGAATAGGCTCTGCCATCCGCAAGAACTGCTCGGGGGTCAGGTACACAAGCGTCTCACGGCTCTTATGGTCGTCAAGCTGCTTCCTCGCATTCTTCAGAGCTTCTGGAGCGAAGTACGCATCAGCTTCTGCCCCCGCTGTCGGCGCAGCTTTGCCCTTCAGTGCGCCCTTCACCATCTCCTTCGCACGCCCCGCCATCGAGCCGAAGCCCTCGGCAGCAGCGCCGACCAGTGGGGCGGCCTTGACGACCTTGCTTACGGTCTGGGCAACAGGACCGCCTATAAGCTCCTCGGCCACCGCAGCCGTCACGCTAGGGGCACCCTTGGGCGTGAGAGAGGCTTGCCGTAGTGCGTCGTAGATCTTCGGCCCTTCGATGCTTTCCGGGGCGAACACACCCGGCGGCTCCTCTTCAGGGGCGAAGTCTGCGAGACTTATGGGCCGGTCACGCATGAAAGCGTACTGCGCGGCTGCTTGAGCGCGCTTCTTCATCTCTTCAGGAGAAGGTCTCTCGGCCATGACGTACTCCTATTGCGCAAGAGCCTTGCGAGCCGCGTTCTTCACGAGCTCTCGCAGGTCAGTCGACTGACGCGCGTGCAGCTTGGCGGAGCCCGCGAGTTGCTCCGACTGCTTCGCGTGCTTCTTCGAGGCGCCTGCCAGCTCTTTGCTGATCTTGTCGAGCTTCTGCTTCATGACTTCGCCTCGTCGTATGCGTAGAAGTAGTAGGGACTGTTGCCGTACGACCGGTCGATGTCCTCGGAGCAAAGAGGCTCTTTGAACACCTTGATGCGGGGCGGCTTGTCCTTCGGGTACGGGACGATGAAGTCCGCGTTGTGCCAGCGCAGCAGGTTGTTCGGCTGGACGCAGTAGTTCCCGTCATCGAGGATGATGAAGTGGAAGCACTTGCTGTCCTGGTCGTTCGAGTACCCGACGTTCAACTCGTTGAGGTCGCCCTCGTAGTCGTCGATGGTCGTCAGGTACTGGCCGCTGCGCCACTGCCGGTCACGGCAGAACACGTCGACCCGCTTGTTCTGGAGGAACGCGAACGTCGTGACCGCGATGTTGTTGGACTGGCAGTCCCAGCTCTCCAGTAGCTGGAGCCGCCGCGTCTCGTCCTTCGACAGCACGTCGAAGTCTTCGCAGTGAACGAACGCGCTGATGGGCATGTTCCAGAACACAGCCCCGATGCGGGACTGGAAGTGGAAGTGCAGCGGGCGGTTGAGCATCGACTTCACGCCGAAGATGTAGCCCTCCATCAGCCCCTCAAGCCCGGTGTACTCGGGTCGGATGAAGCACTGGATGTAGGGCATGTTGGCGTTGAGCTGGCCCACCTACCACTTCACCTTGTCAGCCCAGTAGGCTGCGGACATCTTGCCCTTGGCAATGTTCCTCCGGTGCCGTGCCTTGAAGGACGCCCGCTTCTTCTTCATCTTGGAGCCCTCTCCCTTCTTGGGCTTCCCTGCCGTCTTCGCCCCCTGCTCGCCGAAGCGGATGAGCTTGGTCCGGTCGCCTTCCTTCGACATAACGACGTGCGACTTGGTCGGGTGGTCCGGCGTGCGCTTGGGCTTGTTGTAGCCCGCTAGGTCGAGGCGCTGCATCGTGGCGCGAGCACGAGCGTCCTTGATCTTGCTCATCGCTTCTTCCCCTTGTGGAGCCCGTGCTTGGCGGTCTGCTCGCCCATGCGGGTGGCTGCACGCTTCTTCGCAGTCGCCGAGGCGTACGTGCGCGGAGACATCGCTCGAATGGCTGCCTTGGGGGCGTAGGCTTCGCCTGTGGCCTCTGGGCCCTGCACAGAGGGCTTCCCGGACTTGGTGCCCCAGTCCTGCTTGGTCCACCGCGACAACGACTTCTGGGGCTTCTTCAGTGCCATCAGTCCCTGTACCCCCCGCCCTTCGCCTTGTACTCTTTGGCGAGCATCTGGGCCTTGCGGGCAGACCACTTGCCGGCTGCCCCACCCTTAGACCCGGCCTTGATGCGGTTGAAGAGTTCCTTCCGCATCGTGGGCTTGGTGTAGTTGCCGGCCTCGTTGACGCGGGACTTCGTCTCGGCCATCACTCCCCCTCGCCTGCGGCAATCTTCACGGGTTCCCGAATGTCCGTCAAGTCGTCCGCCTCGAAGTAGGTGGGCTCGATCTTCTTCGTCTCACGCTTCACCTGCACCAAGGCGGTGATGACATCGGTGTACGCGTTCTCGGGTGAGCCGTTCAACGAGTTCTTCGCGGCGATGATGCTGAAGGTGAGCTCGTGCCACGACCGCAACTCGGCCGCGATGACTGGCGTGATGCGGCCCTCCATGATGGCGCCCATGATGATCTTGTTGAACTCGGCCAGATCTTCGAGCGTCTCGAGGGGGTGCTTGCGGATGAACTCGGCGACCTCGCCACGCATGTCCTTGGGCACCAGCATGAGCCACTGGGCGTAGTCAGCCCCAGGGCTGACGTTGGTGCGGGGGCGACCGACAGGCTTATTGGACTTGCTCATTTGTACGTGCTCCCGAGATAATTGTCGCAAGGGTAGACGCCCTCGCGAGGCTGCTTCGGCGTCGAGTAGATAAGGTAGGACAGGATGAGGGGGCTGCTCACCCAGGGGCGCAACGTCTCGACATCGAGCGAGAAGATGTCCGTCTGGAGCGTCTTCAGGAACTTGCCCCGCTCGCCTGGCGAGTCACCGCAGACGTGCCACATCTGCGGGAGCATCTTGGCCTTCCTGAAGTCGGTCGCGGTAGCCCAGACCACGAACGCGGGGAAGTCGTACATCTTCGCCATGGCGCGGAACATGCCCTCGTGGATGGCACGCTCTTCGACATCGAAGTGCGCCGCGATGAGGCGGAGGGGCATGCCGTAGGCGTAGAGCTTCAGGTAGCCGTAGTCGAGGTACTGCTGGTCGCCTGCCTTGTAGGGGACGTGGGTGCGCAGCCAGATGCGCCCGTACTCGTACGGGCTGGGGATGAGCCGGTGCTTGAACGCCCCGAGCATCGACTCGGGCCACTTCTCGGGGGACAGGCAGAAGGTGTCGGACAGAATCCACTCAAGCGCGTGTGGGTTCTCCTCGAGCGTCTCCGCCGTCGTGCTACCGAAAGTGAGGTAGCTACGGCTTCGGGGCCAGCGGGACGGGATCTTGCGCCCGTACCGCTCACGCAGCTCTCGTACAGCGGTCCAGAAGATCTCACCGCGAATACGAGACCGCTTCGTCAACAGCAAGCCCATCATGACGATGAACGAGCGCCCCCGCACAGAAGGGCGGGCTTCCCTCATGACGCACCCCGGTTCATGGTCATGACCGTACCGGCGGTACGCAGACCGACGCCAAGCCAGACGCGCACGCTCTTCTTCACGTTGCCCTGCGTGATGTACCGGGGCTGCGAGCGGAAGTCGCGCTCGGAGAGCTGGCGACCGAAGAGGTTGTACCCGACGGGGCGCTGGTGGAACGTCTCACACCAGTCCACGTAGGCGATGTACAGGGCCTTCTTCGGCGTGGCGTACTGCTCCCCGAGGTAGCAGCACTCCTCGAAGAACTCGGCCAGCAGGTCCATCTCCTCGCGGTACTCCTTCGTCGCCGAGGCCACGATGGGGGGCGGGCGAAGCCCGTGCTGCTGCCACTCGCGGCAGCCCTCGACGAGCCGGCGCAGGATGCCCGGTGCCTCGGCCTTGAGCTTGTCGAGGAAGAACGGGTCCTTGTCTCTGATCTTGCGCGCCCAGGGCAGGCGCAGGACGCGACGCCAGATGCCCTCGTCATTGCCCTTGATGATGGGGCGGTGGTTGGCTGCGATGATGAGCTTGTGGGTCGGGTCGAACTCGTAGAAGTCCTGGCGCATGCGGCGAGCTCGGATGCGGTCAGAGCCCGTGAGCTGCTTGATGAGCGTCTCGGCGAACGGCTTGCCCTTCTCG